GTTGCAATTAAATGGTTGCGTGGTCGACGGGATCTGTTGCGGTATCTGCCTACTTTGGTGGGTGTAGCTGGAATGGGTGCTGGTGTATTTTGTAGCTATAGTGTCAATTTGGTGTTGTCAGTGGATAGAGGTTTGCATGACTTATTGCTAGCTAAGCGGTGTTTCACTTGTTGTATCAAGTGTGCGATCGAAAGTCAGAAGCGATTCAAGATCAATGTACGGTATGGGAGTGTTGATAAACCACACCTAGACGGTAGTATCTTTGATTGGCAGTATAGCACCCATTTGTTGGGTCGGTTTGATCATGAGGCGTTCGCTGATAAGGATGACCTGCAGTCTCGTGTGGCGTATGATGAGGCGCTACCGGTCAAGAATGGAGTCGCGTTTTTGAAGAATCGTTTTGATGAGTTGTATGAGCAAGAGTTACGTGACGAAGGTGAACGGTTCGGTTATACGTGTGCGCAGGCAGTTCGGACTAGTGGGCAACCATATCATAACCTGACAGAGATGGCCCTGACGAAGGTACCTTGTGGGAGTATTGGGGCGAATGGGATTAATGACCTAGCTCTAAGTGAGATAGAGAAAATGCATCTCAATAAGAAATTGGCGATGGTGTACTATACGAAAGGTGAAGAGGAAGCACTCAAGTTTGCGGAGTGTAATGCGCGGTCAGGTTGGTTATGGAAATTAGAAATAGGTAAGTTGCGGAACTTGGTGCCAGGTTCGCTTGGGTACTACCTTAGTTCTGCACGTGCTAGTGCGTATGGTGAGGCTCGGTTCTTAGGGACGATGGAGAATGTGCCGTTGATGTGGAGCGAAGCGCGGAAAGAGAAGGACAATAGTGAGTTTGCGGGTTGGCAAAATTTGGGCTATGTGCCTTGCCGTGATTATAAGAATTACAATATTTGTCACAAGCATGAGAGGATGCAGATGTTCTATGATGGTGCAGAACGTATGAGTATCAAGTTGGGAGTGCCAGATTTGGCGAAAGATTTCAGGCATATGCGGACGTGTTTAGATGATGTTGGTGTGTATGTGGATGGTACCTATAATAAGTGGGAATATGGTTTGCAAACTGGTTGGGCGCATACTATGATGTTTCACTGTGTACACAACTCATGCGCAGGTCGAGTTGTGAGTAAGATGGTTCGTGAGATGACGGGCTGGCGTCGTTACGTAGCAAGTCATCAAGGTGATGATAGTAGGGAGGTCTGGAGTGATGTTATGGCTGGACCTCTCGCACAGGCGATACTAGATGCAAGCGGTCAAGTTGGGCAAGCTGAGAAGCAGCACTTCGCTGGTGATAAGGGTAGTTGGG